AGGTTCACCGACTGGCGATGGTTCGCCGCCGCAATCCCGATCGCCGCCGTGCTCGTAGCCGCCATGTCGCCGCGGCTCGAACGCAAACGGCAGACGTACCGGATCGGGAAACGGTTCCACGGCTACATCCAAGGCGCCCAATCCCGCGCCGCGCCACTCGACGGTGCCCCGTCGACGTGGTTCCCGACACCGACGATCACGACGTGGAGACGCACCCCGAACGACCTCGCCGCCGCCGTCTACAGGGCCGCCTGGTGGAACCTGCGCCGCCGCCTCACCGACCCGAAACGGCGACCCAAGCCGCGTCCTGCACGCCCGAAAGTCGACGTGCTCGAACTAACCGTCGCGCTCGGCGACCACACCGACCCCGTCCGGTTCCGCAACCTGCGCGGCACCCTCGCCGCCGACTACAAAGCGAAAGACCTCACCGTCGAACCCGTCCCCGGCGACTCAGCGGAACGCTACCGACTGACCATCATCTGGCGCGACCGGCTCCTCGAACCCGTCCCCTGGACGATGCCCGACCACCCCCGCCCCGGCCGCCTGAAGGTAGGAGTCACCCGCCACGGCGACCTGTGGCTGAAACTCGTCGGCTCGCACTGTCTCATCGGCGGCGCCACCGACATGGGCAAATCGTCGATCGTTCACAGCTTCGCCGCGCAACTGATCGCCGCCGGAGTCCGAGCCGTCGGACTCGACGGCAAAGGCGGGGTCGAGCTCGGCGTGTGGAAACGGCACCTCGACGTCTACGCCCGCACCCCCGACGAAATCCTGAAAGCCCTCATCGACCTAGGCCACAACCTCGAACGCCGAGAGTCCGAGATGGAAGCCCACGGAATCCGCAACGCCGGCGACCGCCCCGACCTGTGGCCCTACACCGTCGTGTTCGTCGACGAAGTCGCCTCGATCGTCGAAATGTCCCCCGACAAGGCGGACACGAAGCGGCTCATCCAACTCCTGACACAGCGCGGCCGGTCCGCCGGAATCTCGCTCATCTACTCGACGCAACACCCCGAAGTCGACGTGCTCACCACAGGCACGAAAGGCAACATCCGGCACCGCATCGGACTCCGCTGCGAACAAGGTGAACAGGCCGACGCCATCGCACCAGGCCTACGCGGCCAAGGCGTAGACCTGTCGAAGCTGCCCGCGATCCCCGGCCGACTCGTCTACAAAAACGGCGTCGAATGGCGCCACGGCCGGGCCGCAGGACTATTCGGACAGCAACTGGACGACGTCGCCGCCGACCTGTACGAGGCCAGTCGCCCCCCAGTCGAACACCAGCCGTCCGCCAGTCAGGCGATCGCGCTTGGCCCAGTCACAACCCAGTCGCGACCGCTTCACGCCGACCCGACCCCCTTGTATCCCTCCGCTGATGGCCCGCCTTCCGTCCCCCCGGTCCGCTACGCGGACGAGATAGGGGTCCGTAGGCAGGATTTGCGGAGTCGGTTGTCCGCTGTCGGTTCGGTCGGTCTGACCCTCAGGGAGCATCAGGAGCGGTTCGCTTTGAAGAAGGACGCTGCTACCCGTGATTTCCATGCGGTGGGTGCGTGGTCGAACGGCGCGAGGTGGTTCGCCGAGTCGGTCACCCGGTCGAGAGTCAGGTCGGCGTGAGCCGGGCTCCGTACCCGATCGGCAAACGGCGTCGCGCCCCCGATGGCCGCACCCGCGTCAAGACCGAGCACGGCTGGCAGTGGCTCGCCAAGACGAATGGACCCAGACGGCGCGCGCCCCGCCTCGAAATCGCCCTCCCCACCGACTACAAGGCCGCGCTCTCAGATGCCGCAGATGCTCTCGGAGGGGTCACCGACGCCCAACTAGCCGCCTGGGTCGTTTGCGACTGGCTAGACGCCCGGCAAATTCGGCAAATTGACGTTCCAGAGGCGGCGCCGTGACCGTCGACCTGAATCCGAGGCTCGCCGAGCTGCTCGCCCCCGTCACCGTCGACGCCTACGAACAGGTCAACTGGCCGCCCATCCGAGCCGCCTGGATTGCTTCGTGGAGCGCCGACCGGTGCATGGCGTGCGGACGACGCAGGCCGCTCACCGTTCACCATCTCCGCTACCGCAAAGCGTGGATCGGCGGCCGATGGCAACCTGCTCGAGGCGCCGCAGAACGAACCTACGACCTCATCGAACTCTGCGTCCACTGTCACCTCGGCAAAGCCGAGGACAAGTGCTGGCGGTGCCGACGCCAACGACGGCTCCGCACCGGGGAGCGCTGCCGACCCTGCCGGCGCCATCTGCTACGCGGCCACAAGCGCTACACACCGAACCTCGCCGACCTGACCCGCCGCCACGTCCGCCGCATCCGGCGACGCAACTGGTGGCGGCGACCCCCCACCCCCGCATGGATCTGGAGCCGGACATGACCACCGTCCAGCGGGTCGATCAGGCAACCCTCACACGCCTCTCTCGAGAAGTGGACGAGTGGCGACAACTCGCACGCGTCACCGCCAACCGGCAAGCCGCCGTCCGCTACGAGCTGCGCGCCCAGGCCGCCGAAGACGAAGCTCGCATCCTCTCCGAGTACCTGGCTGACCTCCCCGTCAGCCCTCCACCCGAGGTCGAGGCCCAGTGGAAGCGGGACGCCGGGTGGCCGCTCGACCCCGTGTGGTGGCCGTGGCTCGACCCTCCCAAGTGCGGCCCGTGCTGCACACGAGGCGCACAACGTTGTGCCCCTTCCGTTCCACAGGCCGATGGCCCCACCATCGGTGGGACGCCTTCGACGGAAGGAGCAGCATGACCGACCTACTGCCGGTCGTCCCCGACCCCACCCTCACGTCCGTCGACGCGCTCCACCAGGCGTGCCTGACGGTCCGCGAATGGGTGGACGACTGCGACAACATCCCTGCCGCCGTCGAGGTGCTGGCACGGGTCGCGGCCATCGAGGAGTACCTGTCGCGGCGCGGTCAGGAGGGACCGGCGCAGGAAGCTGCTCGCTGGTTGGAGGTCCGCATCGGCGACCTTCTCGGCCCGGCATCCCCGAACGGCAAAGGCGACGTCCGGGTACCGCACGAGGTACCCAAGAACCGGGTCCACGAATTCCGCAAGCTCGCCGCCCACCGCGACCTCGTCGCCGACATGGTCCCCGCCTCGCGCCGGCGAATCCTCCACGTCATCCGACAAACCGAAGTCGCCCAAGCGCGCCCCCCGACGGAACCACCCAAGGCAGACACCACCACCGTGACCTACCCCACCGTCGTCATCGACCCGCCGTGGCGGTACGACAACGTCGCCACCCGCGGCGCAGCCGCAGACCACTACCCCACCATGAGCCTCGACGAGCTCGCCGCTCTGCACATCCCCTCCGCCGACGACTCCCACCTCTACCTGTGGGTCACCGCCGCCTTCTTGCGCGACGGCTTCAACCTGCTCGACGCCTGGGGATTCACCTACAAGACGATCCTGACCTGGTGCAAGCCCTCCATCGGCATGGGCAACTACTTCCGCGTCAACACCGAGCACGTCCTCTTCGCCACGCGCGGCCGGCAGCCGACGCTCCGCAACGACGTCGGCACCTGGTTCGAGGCTCCCCGCACAAAGCACTCCGCCAAGCCTGAATCGTTCTACGACCTTGTCGAGTCGTGCTCGCCCGGGCCGTGGCTCGAAATGTTCGCCCGCCGACGCCGCTTCGGCTGGCACACCTGGGGCAACGAAGCATGAGCAGCGACGACCTCTCGCGCCGCCGCCAGGCCGACGGGTACGAACCCCGATTCGACCTCGACCTCGCCTGGGGCGAGCAGGGCCAGCTCTTCGTGGAGGACATCGCGACCGCCATCTCCCGCGGCCTCGTCGAAGTGAAACGCGACGGCCGCTGGCACCAGACCGGCAACCTCTACGCCGAATACAAGTGCCGCAAGGTCACCGGCGAATGGGCCCGCTCCGGCATCGCGGCGACGGACGCCACCGTGTGCGCCTTCGTGCTCGGCGACACCGAAGTCGCGCTCTTCGTCCCGACCGAGCTCCTGCGCCAGTTCATGCGCGAGGCGTACAAGAAGAGCACTTGGTACCGGATCGAAGAGCGCGACGGCTCCCATCCCACCCGCGGCGTCAAGGTGCCTATCCGCGAGTTCTTCCACTGGCTCGCTCTCCGGCAGACGCAGATGCGCAGAGGAGCAGCCTGATGACGTGGGTCCGGCTCGACGACGGCTTCTACACCCACCCGAAGGCCCGCGCTGCAGGCCTGCAGGGCCGCGCCCTCTACGTCGCCGCGCTCTGTTGGAGCAACCAAAACCTCACCGACGGTCACATCCCCACCGACTCGCTCGCGCTCATCTGCGCCTACGCCGAAGTCAAGCCGACAGTCGCGAAGAAGCTCGCCGAGCTCGGCCTCTGGGACGTCACCGATGGCGGATGGCAGATCCACGATTTCCACGAGTACCAGCCGACGAGAGAGTCGGTGGAACGCGACCGCCGCCAAGCGAAAGAACGGATGCAGGCAATGCGAATCCGGAAACGTTCGGCAGGTGTTACGCCAGCGTTACGCCGTAACAAGGCGGAACGTTCGCCCGAAGTTCGCTCTACCCCGTCCCGTCCCCTTAGTTCTACAGAGTCATCGTCCTACACAGAGTCCAGTAGCGACCCGAGTTATCCACAGGACGACGACGACTTCCTGAAAGCCGTAGCAACCAGCTACGCCCAACGCTGCGCCACCGCCAACGGCAAAACCAACCCCGCCGGCTACCAACGAACCATCATCGCCAACTTCACCCACGACCACGCCGAAACCGTCCACGACCTCCGAGCACGCGCACCCAACGCCCCAGCCCACGCCATCGCCGAAGCCCTCCACGCCGGCAACTCTCGACCGCTCGCAGCCTGGAGCGACACAGCCTGACCCACGGCCCCTGACAAACCACCCAACAAGGCGGGAAAGTGCCACACCCAAACACCGACCTCACCGACATCGACGCCACCGGCCGAGAGCTCCGCCGACTCATGCCCACCTTCGAGCATCAGATGGCGTTGCTGATGCGCGACGGCTACCCGGTCGATGTGATGGCCGGCGCAACCGGTGGCGGCATCTCCGACCCGACCGGGACGGCGGCGACGGGTCGAGCGAATCGGGATTGGGCGATGTTCTGCGCTGCGGTGCATCAGGCGCGGGAGGCGTTGCGGGATGCGCTGGCGGACGTGCATCGCACCCTTCGGGATTTCGACGGGTGGAAGCGGCATCGCTGCACCGGCGGCATGGGCATGGATGGTGCAGACGAGTGGGGCGACCCGACATGCGAGCAGGTGATCGGACAACAGTCGGAGACCGGACTGTGCGACCGGTGCCGGCATGCTCGGAACCGGTGGGAGAGGGAACGGAGGAGAGTCGATGTCTGATGCCAGGTGGGAGAGGACGTCTGACGTGCTGAAGCTCGATCAGGTTGTCGTTCGTTGGTCTGACGTGTTAGGCGTGCGGTTGATTGGCAATGACCTGTCGCCCTATCGGGTCGAGGCACTTGTGCGTGGAGGAGGGTGGGTCGAGTTGACTGGATACGTCGACGAGGCGGAAGCTCGTTCGGTCTTCGCTGTCGTGAGTCGTGGGCTCGAGCGGTGAGAGGGAACGGAGGAGAGTCGATGTGTGACCCGTTGTCCCGGCAACCATCGCCGCAGGATGTTGCACTTGCACCCACCTGTCGCGCTATGGTACGGGGCTAATCAAGGCGGCGTGTCCCTGATGCCGTACCGCACCTGCCTCGAACCCGGCTGCCCGAACCTCACACTCCGCACTCGTTGTGTCGAGCATGAACGGTTGCGGCAGCAGGCGAGGAACCGGAGGCGTACCGGGTACCAGGGCGACTACCCCCGTGAACGCGCCGCCATCCTCACCCGATGGCGTGCCGCCTACGGTGATTGGTGTCCAGGGTTGGGTGACGCCGATGTGTCTGACCGTCCGGACCTGTGGCGTGGCCCGCACGTCTCGGCTGATCTGACGGTGCAGCACCGTGCCGATGGTTCGTGGTCTGTGCTCTGTCGCTCGTGCAACTCCACTGCTGGAGCGGTCGCTCCGGTCTACCCGCACGGTCCTTCGGTGGCGTGACTGGTTGCAGAATCAACTGACGCGGTGAGCGGGTCGGCGTGGGTGGGGGAGTGGGGTCGCGACGTGGACGCGATGCCTCCACCAGTACCCCATGCCAGCCAACTTTCCGCTAGATGGGCGGTGGCGTCATGCCCGTGGCGACGCAACGCAACCGTGCGAAGACGACGACGAGCTCGGAGCAGCCGTGGAAGGCGTGGCGTGGTAGCCGGGTCGCCCGCTACATCCGATTCGTCGAGTCGCAGCTGATTGTCCCGAAGGGACACAACGCGAAGAAGCCGATGCGGCTCCACGAGTACCAGCGGGAGATGTTCGAGGTTTGGTTGGACCCGTCGATTCGGGCGGCGATGGAGAAGATCGGCCGCGGGAACGCGAAGACGACGACGCTCGGGGCGTTCATCACGGCACACCTGTTTCTCGAGGAGGACGCTGACGTCCCGGTGGTGGCGACGAAGGTGATGCAGGCGATCAAGACGACGTACGGCGCGGTGAATGACTTCATCCGGTTGGCGCCGCAGCTTTCGGCGTTGACGTTGCCGTACACGGCGTTTGGTGCTGCGCGGTTGGTGGTGCCGGCGAACAACTCGGTCGTGTACCCGATGGCCGACAAGCCGGACGGGTTGCAGGGTCTCGATCCGTCGGTGGCGGTGCTTGATGAGGCGGCGTTCGCTGTTCAGGAGACGTGGGATGCTCTGCTGTTGGCGGCGGGGAAGCGGCCGGAGTCGAAGTGTGTCGGGCTCGGTACTCCGTCGTTTGAGCCGGACAACGCGATGCGGAACGTGGAGCGGTCGTGGAAGTCGGGTCAGGTGATCCCCGGTTTCACGTTTCTGGAGCACGTCGCGCCGGATGGGTGCGATCACCGTGACGAGTCTGTGTGGCCGTCGGCGAATCCGGGTCTGGTGACGGACCCGCCGATTCTGGCGATCGACGCGGTGCGGATGTCGTTGGCGATTTCGCCGGAGCAGGCGTTCCGCTGTTTCCGGTTGGCGCAGTGGCCGACGGCGGCGGCGGGCGGATGGTTGGGTGACGGCGGGTCGGAGCTGTGGGAGCGGTTGGCGGACCCGTTCGAGTTCGTGGCCGGTGCGGCGACGTGGGCGGCGGTCGACATGTCGCAACGGTCGGACTGTTCGGCGGTTGTGTCCGGCCAGTACCGGGACGACGGTCGGCTGCATGTGAAGGCTCGGATCTGGTATCCGGTGGAGGGGCAGACGGTGGATCCGTCTGAGGTGATGGAGGAGCTGCGTCGCCTGCGCCGCGACTTCGATCTGCGGCGTGTCTCATATGACCCGACGTTCTTCGATCTGCCGGCTGGGATGTTGGCGGATGAGGGTTTGCCGATGGTCGTGTTCGACCAGGTGTTGCCTCGGATGACGCCGGCGGTGATGGGCTGCCATGAGGCGATCCATCGGGGTGAGCTCTCTCACGATGGCGATGACGTGTTCCGTCAGCACATCTTGAACGCGCAACCTCGCTACTCGGATCGTGGGTTCACGTTGTCGAAGATGAAGTCGTCGGCGAAGATTGACGCGGCGGTGGCGTTGTGCATGTTGCACCGGTCGGTGGCGGAGCCGGAGTTGGTGACGGCTCCGTGGGTGGCGTACTCGTGACCCGACTGTTGGTCGCCGTGCTCGAGGTCGTCGGGGTGGTGGCGTTCCTGTTCGGTCTGTGGTTGGCGTGGGAGCCGTTGGCGTTCATGGTCGGCGGTGTGGTGGCGGTGGCGGTCGGCCTGTTGCTCGACCCTGGCGAGGAGACGGCAGATGATTCGGAGTCTCCTGGCTAGGTCGCCGATGGCGCGGGCGTTTGTGTGGCCGTATCCGACGCAAGGGTTCGAGTCGTTCAGTTACGGCGGGCAGCACTATTTCGGGGTGGCGTCGTCATCGGGTGCCTATGCGGATCGGGAGCCGCCGCCGGCCGGGTTCTCTCAGCTGGTGGACGGGCCGTTCCGGTCGAACGCGGTCGTGTTCGCTTGCGAGTTGAAGCGCATGTCGATCTTCTCGGAGGCCCGGTTTCTGTGGCGGGGGTTCAACTCGGGGCGGCCGGGTCCGGTGTTCTCGACGGTCGAGCTCGACATCTTGGAGAAGCCGTGGCCGCGGGGCACGACCGGCGATCTGTTGGCGCGGATGGTGGTTGACGCCGATTTGGGCGGCAACGCGTTCGTTGCCCGTACAGCTGCGCAGCCGGAGCGGTTGCGGATGTTGCGCCCGGATTGGGTGACGATCGTGATGGGCGATTCGTCGGGGCGGCCGTTGGAGTCGCCGGCGCAGTTCGACGCGGAGATCATCGGGTTCATCTACGACCCGAAGGACAACCGGACGGAGCCGGAGGCGTTCACGGTTGATGAGGTGGCGCATTGGGCGCCGATCCCTGATCCGTTGGCCCGGTTCCGTGGCATGTCGTGGTTGTCGGCGGCGATCCGCGAGATTCAGGCGGATCAGGCGACGGTGATGCACAAGCTGTCGTTCTTTGAGAACGGGGCGACCCCACAGCTTGTGGTGTCGTTCGATTCGTCGGTGTCTCAGGAGGCGTTCAAGGAGTTCGTCTCCAAGATGGACGACTCGCACAAGGGGTGGCGCAACGCCTACAAGACGCTGTACCTCGGCGGTGGGGCGACGCCGATGGTGGTCGGCAAGGATCTGCAGCAGCTCGACTTCTCTGCGACTCAAGGCAAGGGCGAGACGAGGATCATCGCCGCCGCTGGGTTGCATCCGGTGTTGGTGCCGTCGTCGGAGGGGATGCAGGGCTCGTCGCTGAACGCCGGGAACTATGCGGCGGCGCGGCGTTCTGTTGCGGATACAACTTTCCGGCCGATGTGGCGGAGCGGGTGCGGGGCGCTGGCGGCGATCCTGTCGGTGCCGTCCGGGTCGGAGCTTTGGTACGACGAGCCGAATATCCCGTTTCTGCGGGAGGACGCCGACGCGGCGGCGAAGATCGAACAGGTCAAGGCGGAGACGATCACAAAGTATGTGCGGGAGGGGTTCACGCCCGAGTCGTCGATCGCGGCGGTGGCGTCTCAGGACGTGACCCTGTTGAAGCCGACCGGGCTGGTGTCGGTGCAGTTGCAGCCGCCCGGCGCGTTGGCGGCCGCTGCACCGAAGGCGCTGCCTGAGGTGGCGTCCTCGAACGGAGGGTGACATGGCTCAGATGTCGTCCGCAGCCATCAACGATCTCAGGGATGACCAGTTCGCCTACATCGAACCGGGCGGTGAGAAGGACGAGTCGGGCCGGACCGTC